GTATTGCTGCTGATCGTGCTAACGTTGCTGCTGAATACGGTGGTGATTTTAAAACCAATGATGAAAAAGCTGCAATTAAAAGTCTATCAGATTACCGCAAGAAAACCGCACAAGCTGATGCTGATTATGCAAAACAACTTTCTGATGCAGGTGTTAACATTGGGTGGGAAGAATGGGCAATGTATCAGCAACAAGCCGATGCTAAGAAAGCTCTAGCTGAAGAAACTTATAACAGAGAACAGTATTTGCTAAGTGATGGTTACAAACGTAATCAGGCTTATGCTACTGCATTCGAAGACTTGTTCAAAGGTATGGGTGATGCACTCGTAGATTTTGCACTAACAGGTAAAACATCATTCTCTGATATGGTTAATTCCATGATTGTAGGATTGATTAAACTTGAGATGCAAATGGCAATGACCAACATGTATAAATCTATGGGTGGTTTTGGCGGTATTATGTCTGCTGCAACATCTATGTTCGGTTTTGCTAATGGTGGTGCGTTTGACGGTGGTGTTCAGAAGTTCGCCAAAGGTGGTTCATTCACTAATTCAGTTGTAAGCTCTCCTACGATGTTTAACATGGGTCAGATGGGTGAGGCTGGACCTGAAGCAATCATGCCCTTGCGTAGAGGTTCTGATGGCTCCTTGGGCGTTGTGGCTTCTGGTAATGGTGGTAACTCTAGTAACGTATCTGTTCAAGTTATCAACAACAGTTCTTCACAAGCTACCACAAACGAAACAACTGACTCTAAAGGCAACCGCAAGATTGAAGTAGTAATTGGCGATATGACTGCTGGTGAAATCTCACGCAGTGGTAGTGCTTCACAGAAGTCTATTAAATCTACATTCGGTTTACAACCTCAACTAATTCGGAGATAAACTATGGCTTCTTATGTATGGCCTTCATCATTACCACAAAGACCTTTGGCTAGTTACTCAGAGACTTCTGGTGCAATTATCCTAAGAACACAACCCGATGCTGGTCCTGCAAAGATGCGTAGAAGAGGTAAGCGTCCTGATACTCTTAGTGTTCAATTCGACATGTCAAGTGCTCAAGTTGAAACACTAAGGGAATTCGCAATGGATACCTTAAGAGGTACAGTTCGTTTTGACTTTACGCATCCTAGAACACTGGAAACAGTAGAGGTTAGAATTGTACCACAACAAGATGGTGCTTTGTTTAGCTTATCTTACTTGTTACCAGAGTATTGGCAAGTTTCATTACAATTGGAGGTATTACCTTGAGTCGATTAACATCAATGTCTCCTAATGCATTGAAAGCTGTTTTCTCACCTGATTCAGATGACGATTTAATTATCTTATTGACCATCTATAATCCTGATAATGAAAGTGAAGTAATTTTCAGATTAGCAGATGGTTACACTAAACGAATCTCAGAAACAGCAGACGAAGTAATGTATGGTGTTACCAGTAATGGTGCTGACTATACATTCCTTCCAATGCAAATTTCATTACCATCTGAGGACGAAGCTCAAGCTCCTAGATGCTCAATTGTAATGTACGATGTAACTCGGTATCTAACTCCAGTTATTAGAAGTATTACTGCACCTCCGAGAATTAAACTAGAATTGGTTCTAAGTAAATCACCTAATGTAGTTGAAGTATCTTTCTCTGATTTTTATATTAGCAACTTCAATTACAACTCAGATTCTGTAACTGCAGAGTTATCTATGATTGACTACGAACGTGAACCTTTTCCAATGCACTCTTTTACTCCTGGATATTTTCCGGGAATGTTTTAAAGGAATATAAATGAATTTTGAAAAATATATCGGTATTCCTTACGCTGAAAAAGGTAGGGATGTAACTGGATTAGATTGCTATGGTTTAGTGCGTCTAATTTACAAGAATGAATTAAAGATTGATCTTCCAAGTTTCAGTGCAGAATATACTCAAACAGATACTGCACGTATCGAAGAGTTAATTGCACAATACAAAGAAGGTTGGGAACAAACAGAAGAGCCTGTGGTTGGTTCTATTGTTTTATTTAGAGTACTAGGTAATGAATCTCACATTGGTGTTGTAGTTAACCCTACGCATTTTATCCACGTTCGTGAAAATCAAGATACCGTTATTGAATCTTTAAGTTCAACTTCTTGGGCTAGACGTAAAGTTGGTTATTTTAATTACTCTGAAAAGAAATCTGTAGTTCTAAACGCAGTACCACATCCATTACGCACTGAGCGTTACACAATGCCGATTGTTCCCGGTACTACTTTAAAAGTATTAGCTGAAGGTCTAACAAAAGAATACAACATTGCACCTGAGCTAAAGAGCAAAGTATCTGTGATGGTTAACGGAATGGTTATACCTCAAGAGAAATGGCAAGATACAATACTTAAAGAAGGTGACACAGTAGAGTATCGTGCAGTTCCCGGTAATTCTGGAACGTTCAGAATGCTTGCGATGATTGCAATTGTAGCTTTTGCACCTCAATTAGCAGGTATGGCAGAGTTTGCATACATGGGTACAGCAGGTGCTAGTATTGCAGGTTCCGCTGCAGTCTATACAGCAGCCTATGCCGCTACAGTGATTGTTGGTTCAGCTTTAATTAATGCTATTGCTCCAATTAGACCTCCTGTTGACCACACCCAAGACCCCGGTTCTGCCGAACGTCAACTACTGGTAACAGGTGGTGCAAACCAACAAAAACCTTATGGTTCAATCCCTGTTGTATTAGGTAAGGTGCGTGTAACTCCACCATTAGGTAGCACTAACTTTTTAACATACGAGAATGAAGGTGATAGTTATATCTCAATGCTACTCGTATGGGGTTATGGTCCAATGGTTATTGACGCTGCTACTCTACGTATTGGTGCTATTCCAATTGCATCTGCACTAGATATCAATGATCCTTCAGTATATCAAAATATTACAGCTAATCGTATTACAGAACTAACTGCAGATCAAGAAAGGCAGTTTGATTCAATCTACGGTAAAGATATAACACAGGTTGATACACAAGTTGAATTAGTTTGTGATGGTGATCCTGAAGTAGAGGTAACTCCCGGTCCTTGGTTTGAAGCTGCAACTGGTGTAGAATACAATACAAAGAATGAAATTGTACCTGTTACTTCAGCTACAGTAGCTTTGCATTTTCCACAAGGTTTGCGTAAGATTGTAGTTAAAGGTGAAGAATCAGGAGCTTCTGCAGCAGTAGCAGTAAACTTCAGATTAGAGTACTCTGTTAATGCAGGTAGCTCTTGGACGTTGCTTGAAACATTTACAATTGGTGGTGATACCGCTAAGAAAAATGCATTTACAACTACAAAGACCTACAGCAATTTAAATCATGGTCAAATGATGATCAGGGCGCGTAGAGAAACTGGCGACAACATTGAAGATAACCCAGACCTACGTTATTACTTTCAAGCTATACTTCAGAACGTAACTTTCTTACGTAACAATAAGCCTGCAGTTGACCCTGTTGGTGCTAAAATTGCAAAGTCTGCTTTTAAGATTAAAGCTACAAACCAACTTAATGGTTCCCTTCAAGGTATTAGTGCAGTAGTTCAAACCTATTGTAAAATCTGGAATGGCACTGCTTGGGTTAATGGTGCTACAAGTAACCCTGCTGCTTTAATGCGTTATGTGCTAGAGCATCCTGCTAACCCTCGTAGAATCACTGATGCTGCATCTCAGATTAACCTTACACAGTTACAGTACTTTTATAACTACTGCCAAACTCGTGGTTTTGAATACAACGGTGTCTTAGGTGAAGCTAGAAGTATCTTAGAAGTTATTCGTGATATCTGTGCTGCTGGTAGAGCCAGTCCTGCACTTGTAGATGGTAAATGGTCGGTTGTAATTGACGAAATTAAATCTACAGTCATTCAGCATTTTACACCACATAACTCTTGGGGCTTTGAAGGTTCTAAAGGTTTACCAAAGCGTCCAGATGGATTACGTGTTACCTTTTATGATCAAGAAAAAGATTATCAAGAATCCGAAATCATTGTATATGATATTGGTAAAAACTCAGGTAATGCAAGCTTGTTCGAAAGTATTACTCTTCCCGGTGTCACTAAACGTTCATTGGTTATTGATCATGCTCGTTGGCACATGGCTCAAATTAAGTTACGTCCTGAAGTTTACACCATTAATTCGGATATTGAATATCTAGTTTGCAATCGTGGTGATCGTGTTAAGGTAATGCACGATATACCAATGTGGGGTTTAGGTAGTGGTCGTATTAAGGCTAGAATATCTGATACTAAACTACAACTAGACGAAGACTTACCAATGAAAGCTGGTGTTACATACACCATGCGATTCAGAAGTAAAACAGGCGATTCAATTGTACGTAACTTAGTAGCTAAATCTGCAGACGGTTATTATAATGAAGTAGATTTAACTTCTGGTGTTACTACTGCACAAGCTGACATGTTAGATTTATTCTTATTTGGAGAATTACAACAAGAGGCACAAGACCTGATGGTAATCAGTATTGAACCTTCTGCTAATAACACAGCTAGAATTACTTTGGTTGATTATGGTGTAACATCAGAATATAATATCTTTACTGATTATCAGAATTTAACAGCAAGTACTGTATTTGAATCTCAGATTACATTACCACCTGCACTACAAGTAGAAAACTTTGGTATAAAAAAACCAATTATTACTGGCTTTGTCAGCGATGAGTCTGTAATGGAAAGAGTATCCAAAGGTGTATTTAGATTTAAGATCAATGTAGCTTTCGTTAATGCATCTCAGCTTCCAACTAACGTAGAATCTGTAGAAGTGCAGTACGATCTGTTAGATTCTACAGTAGGTACTAACTTTAGATCAGTGTTTGTTCCTTACCAAAACGGTTCAGCTTCTATTGCAGATGTAAAAGAAAGTGAAACCTACAAAGTAAGAATGCGTTATGTTGGACACAATGGTGTAGTAGGTAATTGGACTGATTACAGTAATCACACTGTAGTTGGTAAAACTAATCCACCATCTAGTGTAACTAATTTTGTTGCTTCTGCTGATAAATCCAGTGGTCAACTTTTGGTAACTTGGACACCTAATCCTGAATCTGATGTATACACTTATGAGATTAGAACACAAGATATTGGTTGGGGAACAGACGATTCTAGTAGACTATTCTTTGGTGATGTAACTAAAGCATTCATCAAGTATAATGCCAACGGTTCAATGAATTTATTCATTCGTGCTGTTGATACTTCTGGTAACTATAGTTTGGTATCCACTAGTCAAACCTTTACTGCGACTGCTGTACCGAATGTACCTGATATTGTTTTTAACTATGCAAATTCACAAACAACAGGTAGCTCAGTTACCTTAAGTTGGAATGAAGTTGTTAATTCACAATTCGATATAGATCATTATGAAATATCATATGGTTTAGTTACAAAGAATCTTAAAGCTACTACACTTACTGTGCCAGTAGATTGGATTGGTGATAAAACCTTCACGATTAAAACAGTAGATATCTATCAGAAAAAATCTTCAGGTTATTCTGAAACTATTACAAAGAATTTACCTTCTGCTGTAACAGGTTTTACAATTACTGCTGATAAATTAAGTGGTCAACTACTATTAAGTTGGAACAATAACCCGGAACCTGACGTTTCAAACTATGAGATTAAAACACAAGATAATAACTGGGGTGTAAATGACTCTTCTAGATTATTCTTTGGTAATAACGATCATTTGTTTACTACATATTCAGGTCAAGCTTCTGTAACGTTATATATTCGTTCTGTTGATTTTTATAATAATTATACCGCAACAACAGTTACACAAACTTTCACAAGAGAAGATGTTCCTAATATTACCAATATTGATTATTCATATTCTGATACATCGCTCACAAGTGCTACTGTTACTTTGACTTGGTCTAATATTACACTATCTCAGTTTGATTTAGCTTTCTACGAAGTTATTTATAACGGTATTGTAAAGACAGTGAAAGCCAATAATATAACGATTGCTGCTGATTGGGTAGGTGATAGACTGTTCACTATCAAAGCTGTTGATGTACATGGTAATAAGTCATCTGGTTATTCTGAAATTATAACTAAACTTGCACCTAATTCTCCAACTGATGTGAGAGCACAGGTTGTAGATAATACTGTCATGTTATATTGGACATTACCTATTAGAACATCATTACCAATTGATCATATCTTAATTAAGAGAGGTTCATTTTGGGATACAGCCACTGTTCTTGGTGACAAGAAAGGTGAGTTCACAACAATCAATGAAAGTACTGGTGGTAATTTTACTTATTGGTTAGCTGCTGTTGATACTGAAGGTGTACAAAGTACTCCTGTATCTGTAACTACATTAGTGTCTGAGCCACCTGATTTCGTATTTCACGGTGAATTCAATAGTACTTTTACAGGTACTAAATCTTCGGCTACTTTTGATGGTAGTGTTTTAGCTATACCTGTAAATACTTCTGAGACTTTTGAACAGCATTTTAACACAAGATCATGGAATACTCCACAAGATCAAGTGAATGCAGGTTATCCAATTTTTATTCAACCTTCAGGTACTACTGGTTACTATGAAGAGGTTTTTGATTTTGGTCAACCATTAGCTTCTAGTCGTGTGTTGTTAACTTACAATGGTACTGTGATTGCTGGTAATCCCACTATTGTACCTAAAATCAGTTTATCACTTGACAACTCTACATATATAGATTATAATGGAGTTAATGACGTATTTGGATTAAACTTCAGATATGTTAAGATTAGGATCACTGTTACAAGTTCTCCAACAAATGTAGGTTTGTACGAGATTAAACAACTTACATTAAGACTCGATGCTAAATTAAAGAATGATGCTGGATCAGTAGCTGCTGTATCAACCGATACTCTTGGAACAATTGTAAACTTTAATAAAGAGTTTATTGATGTACAAAGTGTCACTGTATCACCTTCCGCTACTACACCTGTTATTCCTGTATATGATATTAAAGATACATTTGTATCTGGTACATATTCAGTTAGTTCTGGTGTTTGTACAGTTAACATTAATAATCATGGTATAATTACTGGTCAGAATATTAAGTTATTTATTAACTCAGGTTCTGGTTCTACAGATATTTACACTGTAATAAGCTATTCAACAAATAGTTTTACTTTGAATATGTCAGTAGGTGATACTAGTGGTGGTTGTTCAATGTATCCTCAATCTTTCAGAGTTTATTTATTCAACAATTCCGGTACAAGAGTCAGTGCAAATGCTTCTTGGTCTATTAAAGGATATTAAAATATGGCGAATCATTTACAGCCTACAATTACAAGCACTTATGCTAACTTTGTGACTGAAATGGATGCGAGATTTGATGATTTAGCGGTGGGGTTAGACCCTGCCGTTACTTCAGCAACTAACGTTCCTACAAATTCAATCAGATGGAATTCTGTCAGTAATAAGTGGCAAAAATACAATGGATCGACTTGGGTAGACCTGAGTTCTTCATATGCTATTAATATTTCAGGTTCTTCGGGAAGTGCTACTACCATTAGTACTACTCGTGATAACTGGAGTACTAACGGTACAATCTCAGCGGTTGTTGGACAACTAGCTTGGAAAAACTACAGCAATGGTCATACAATTTTTGATGCATCAGCAGGTACTTCGCCAGAGGGTACTGTTATCAGTTC